CCGGCTTTTGCCCACCGGGTAGGAGGATGTGTTGCACCTGCAATCGCTGATTACAGTGTAAGCAAAGAACCCCTTGGCCGACATTGTCGATCAAGGAAGACTTGATTCATCGTATGAGCAGCTCTCCGACATTGCGTCCAATTCAGTTTGGGCCAAGACATCGGTTCGTTGCTCGCGCTGGGGTAAGACCCGGCTTCCCATGTCGATTAGGCTCATTGAGCCTGCAAGACAGGTTACCGGTATGGTAAAAGAAGGAATAAGTCCCATTGGGAGTAGGCCTTCTAGATCCGATCGGCGGACATAAAGTCTCTCGCTGCTAGCCCATGGCTGCGCGATGGCAGTCCTCACTAATAGTGAGGGCGTTGACGGCATGTCACGCGATTCTAGGATGCGTCTTTGCGCTTTCGCAACAGACCTCATACGACCTTCGTATGATTTCTGGCCCTCCTTGAGGACAGACTCTCCTTTGAACGCTTTTGCAACGACGGCAACTTTCTTCTCAGTGAGATCGAATTGTTCGTAATCGCAAAAATCCTGACGAACTTTGGAGTTAAGAGATGTCCTTGACATGTCTCCAAACATTCCTAGCTCTTCGGCAGCACTGCTGCTTTCGGCCTCGGCCTTCGTGTAAACGGGGACCTTGAGTTCTTTCAGTTTGTTAAGTGCTTTGTCGGTTTCATCTAGGATGACTCCGCGCAATTTGCGCGAGTCGCCCGAACCGTTCGCAATGCGGACAGCGATGTCATCGGAATGCACGATACAGTATTTCAGTGTTTCTGGCAATACCAGTTCAATGTTGGGTAGGGTCAATAACCCTCTCCCTCCAAAACACTGAGGCACGTAACTTCTCACATCTTTCAGGTACTCCGACGGGAACCACCGGCCAAGGCCGAGTTTCTGTAGGAGCGTCAGATTGATGCGGAAGTCGATATCCCACTGGGCCCAGACCATGCTCTCAACGAGACGCTTGGCCTTACCCGGGAAGGGATTGGTTTCCTCGAACACGGCGCTGCCGACTTTTCGTCTATCAGAGAAAAGCCGGAGCCAAACGTGGTCGAGTTTGTACTTTGGTTTATCCTCGATTCTGCCTTGCATTGCAAGTCGGGACA